CGGCTATTTCCGGGCTGATCGTGGAAAGTGTTTTTTGCTCACGAGCCGTCTTGATCGACTGCTCCATCTCCGCACTGGTCGGATTTACACCAGGAACATAGCGGTTCGTGTCTTGAACGCCAGCTGGTTGCAGTTCGTTCAATTTCTCCTGCTCGGCTTGCGCGCGGTTTACAAGCATCTCCCGCGCCGACATGCCAGACTGAGTGAACGGTGTTCCAGCCGCACCTACTGATCCCGGTTCGCCAGTTGTCAGACGGCGTTGAAACTCCGCCTCTATCGCTGGCGCGTTATTGGCCGCGAACTGTTGGTAATTCGGACTATCACGGCCTCTCCCGGAAATGTAATCACTGACATATTGTTCCACGCTCAACGGCGTCGTGCTTAATGGGTGTTCCGTCGCCGGAACTAGACCACCTTCACGCGCCACCAATGCACTGGGAGGAATGAACGCGGGCGCGTTCGGATTGACGCCAGGAGGATAATATCCCGGCGAGGTCGCTGGATTGTTGAAATTCTCATCATGCCGAATGAGGTCATTGATGCGTCCAAGCGTTGTCTGCCCCTGGATCGGAGGAGGCGCCATGCGCTCTTGCACAAACTGAGGGCGATCCGCGACCAATGGACCAATGCGCGCCCCTGGCATCATTGCCGCGGGGGCGACCTGTGCCAGCATGTTGATATCCCGGCCAAGACCAGGAACGCCCGCGCCTTGGGTGCCCCCGGCGACGGCGCCCGCGATGCCTTGCCCCAGCGCATTCAAGCCACCATGAGCAATGTCCGCCAGATGCACCAAGGGATTGATGAATTGAGTGCCAATCGGTCCAATACTGGCAATCTGACCTTCCGCGTAAGGCGTCAGGAACGGTGCCGTGCCTTGATATCCCTCGGTCGCTCCTTGCACAGCGCCCCGGACAGCACCTGTGACAGCGCGCGCCACTGGCGCCACTGTGCCCTCTGGAACGGGAGCGCCTTGCGCCCATGGTTGGGCCGCCAGGTCGCCATACTCGCCGCCGACAGGCGCCTGTAGCAACGTCGATCTGGTCTTCTCTGGTAATGGAGGAGGCGCGGTGTCGGGATATAGCTTCAGCAGATGGTCGATATTATTCGGATCAGCCGCCCCCGCTGGCTTCTTGTCGTATTCCTTCAGCAGATCATCAATTTCGGCCATTTTTACGGCGCCATGACCTTACTTTCGTGCGCTGCTTTGAACGTCTCGGAGAACCGGTTCCATGGTCCGGGATTGCCAGCATCCCGCTGCTTTTTCAGATTCGCCACGTAGGCATCCCGTTGCGGTCCTGGTGTCATGTCATAGGACAACGCCGCCAAGCCTTCTGGACTGTTGTAGGTACGAGATTTCTCCGTGTTGTGCGCGATGAAGCCGTTGCCATTCTTGTCCGGCGCGGTCTCGACGGCAAGTTGCATGGCGCGATTGCCCGCGACCAGTTGCCGGATGATAGGGAGCGAGGCGCCGGCAGGCATGTTCAGAGTCGGATTGGCATGTTCCGCGAGCGACTGTTGCGCGTCGGATCTCGGTGCTTTTGCCGCGATGGCCGCGTTCAGCAACTTCTCTGCCGTAGCCGCGTTGTTTACAGTCTCACTATTGGGATAGCCCAACTGATTGAGGACACGTCGAGCCTGATTTAGCGCGGCCTGTCCAGCGCCTGTCGTGATGTCATGTTGCGCCAGGGCCGCGATGGCGTCGTGCGCCTCCTTGAACTGCGTGTTGTTCAAGGCCATCGGCGCGACCTGTGTTTGCGCGTTGCGGTAGGCTTGTTGATTTTGCTCAATGATCGCTTGATCCCCGATCGCCGGGCCGGCCGGTCTGGCGTTTTGACGGATGATGTCCATGTTCATGCCGCCGCCGCGTGGCGTTGAAGCTTGCGCCTGCGTCGATGATCCAGGTGCTGTTCCCGCGGGGATCAACCCTGATGGCACATCTGACGCTACGCCAGGGGGCAGACCAAGGCTGGCGATCTGTGTGCCCCGCGGAGTATCCGCGTCGCTGCGACGGTTCGGCGCGACTTCAAAGTGCATGGGATCACGACTGTTACCGGAGAAGTCACCACCCCACCGTAGTCCGTATTTAGCCGCGAGTTGGCGGGCCAGATCAGGCGGAATGTCGCTTGCTGTCTTGGCTCCCTGCTGATTACGGGATGAATTGATATCGATCGCCAGACCGCTCGCATGCTGTGACGGTGTATTCGTTCCAGCGATATTGCGCGGATTGTAGCCACCGCTGATTGCTGGATCGATCTTGTAGCCTGCGTCTTCCAGGTCTTTGACCAATCCCTGAAACTGAGGCGCAGCAGCAGCGGCAACCGTGAACTTCGCACCACCAGGAGCCTGAATCTGCGCGAGTGTTGGTGCCGGAACGCCAGCGTCGGAACGCGGCCCCGGCATCGCGGGAGCCGATGGACGCGGGGCGCCTGCCGGTTGTTGGCCAGGTGCATAGATGGTCGGCGGTGGTCCTTGCTGCCCCTGATAAGGAAACGCAGCTTGTGGAATATTGACGGTACTGTTGATCGCACTCTCGGGTTGACCATAGTGCTGGTAGTTTTCTCGCGTGATATAGACTGGAACCGTTCCGACATTTTCCTGCGGTGTCAGCGTCCGCTGCGTGAATGACCCAGGCACGAACCCGCCTTGCATATACGCTGGACGCTGCACGCCGAACTGCGGCCCCTGACCTGTGTCCACGCTCGTCGGTGTTCCGACAACCGCTCCGACCTCGTTCCCCGGCGTCGCCAAATTCGCACTGATCCACGATCCAAGCTGGTTCCGAAAGTTCGGCCCATCCGTCATCGAGGACAGCGCGGCCAATGGCTCGTGTGTCGATATCCCCTGACTTTCCAATCGAGCAAGTGTCGTGGTCGCGTCCGCCAGCGTTGGATTGGCGCCCTCCGCGAGAAGCGGCGCCAGTTGCCGCGCCGATGCCTGTTTCCATGTTTGAAGCAGATCAGCCTTCCCGCCCGCGACACGCTGTTGCAGCAGTTCCAGTTGGCTCGGAAAGGCGCGCGTTTGATTGATCGCGTTCATCGTGGTCGCGAACTGCCCAACCGTCTGCAACGGGTTTGGGGGTGCCACGCCGCGCCCGGCCTGCAACGCGATGGCGGGATCAAAGCCGGGGGACGATAGCGCGCCGCTCATTGTGGTGTCCCTCCCTGCGGTGGCATCGCTGGCCCCGATGGTCCCGATGGCGTCGCTGGCATGGCCGGCTGCGGCGCCTGCTGCGCGCCCTGAGCCTGTTGCAGCACGGCGGCCTTCATATGCACCACGGCGGACAGATTGGCGCTGTAGAGCGTCCGCAGCCATGGCCCTAGCTTGTCCGCGTCGGCCGGCATCTGCGTAATGAACTTGATCGCCTCGGATGGAGGCACCTTACCGTCCGCCGCCTCCTTCGCCGCCGCCTTGATCACGTCCTTTGCCGTCACCTTGGGATTGGTCGCGAGCGAGCCGAGGATGGGCAGGATGTAGTCCAGCTTCGCGATTTGCGCTGGGAGGTCGCCAGGGTCCATCTGCCCAACGTGCTGCCACATGCGCGCGTGGCCCATCGCCGGATGATCGGGTTGTGGCGCGGCGAGCGGTTGAGCGCCGGACATGAGGGGGTTGCTGCCTGACATTATGTTATCAGATTCGGTGCGTTAGGAGAGTTCGTTAACGATGAATTAAACCCGGAATTTCCGCCGCCAAGGAGTTGCTGGAATAGCAACGTATTCAGCGGCACATTCGCCGCCGTGCCGAGACCACCGGCAAGCGCGTTCGCGCTCCCGACCGTCCCCGCCGCCTGCGATGCCGCGCCGGACTGGATCGCGGCGTTGCTCAATCCCGTCGCTTGCAGACTATTCTGCCCAGTCTGGGTCGCCGAGGTCTGACCCAGGTTGGCGAGGTTCGCGAGTGGACCGAGCACGTTGCCGAGGTTCGCCTGGAAGATGCCCTGTTGCGTCCGCAGCGTGTTATCCGCGAGACCGGTGGCATAGTTCGCCGCGCCCTTCAGCGCCGCGCCGCTGATCCCGCGTCCCTGCGCCGCCGCCGCGTTCTGCACGCCAAGTTGCCCCTGCCCGAGCGTGAACTGGTAGCCGGGCGTCGCCGCGAGTTGCGCCTCGGTTGGCTGGAACGTCAGCGCATTGATCCCGTTCGCGGCCAAGAGGTTTTGCCCCGGGCCGCCAAGGCCAAGGCTCGCCATCAGCGCGTCGAGGCCGGTGCCGCCAGCTTCGCGGAATGGCGCCAGATCGGAACGAACCTGCGCCTGTTGCTGTTGCGCCGCGTCCGCCGCGCGACTGGCCGCCGCCGCTTGCGTGCCGGCTGCCGACTTGGCTGCGCTGGACGATATGAGGGAACCGCCGATGGCGCCGACAGCGCCAACGCCGGCCGCGATAGCCGCGGCGCCCATCAGGCTACCTCCCTTAATGGCAAATTATACAAACCACCAAAAGGCTCCGCACCCAACCGACGGAACATCGTGCCTAACCTTGGCCCACTTCCTCGATGCCCCGCCCTCAGCAGCACCCGGTCAACGCCCATATCCTTCAAATCAGCGATGGCCGCGCGCTGCGTTTTCATACCCAATCCAGGCAACGCCGGATCAGCGAAGAAGATCGTCTGTTCCGCCAGAGTTTCATGTGGAGAATCGAGGCTTGGACTTAGAACGGAGACGAGATACGAAAACATCCGACCATTGCTACGTGATGTGAAGACATGCAGCACTCCAAGATCATCCAAAGCCTGGAAAAACGGCACATTCTTGCGAGCGTGATCGTCAGGCGATTGTCCTGTCTGAAAAAGATGCTCCTCAAACAGAGGCTTCGCGTCTCGATAGAACTCACGGAACGGCTCGCGCTGAAAAGTCACGCCATCCGGATCAGTAATGGACTTTCGTGCAATAGCCGCCGTCGCCTTGTGTTTCGCGACTTTTGACAACCGGGTGATTTGTGGTTCGTACGCATTCCAATATCGTAACATTGCCATGAAATCGATTTGCAAATTGAGCGGCG